GAGCACGAAGACCTGATCAAAGCCCAAGCCGCCGAGATCGAGAGGCTGCGGGGTGATATTGAACGCGGCCTGTCTGTGGCGAAAGAGATTGAGAAGGCGTGTCGCGGACTGCGAGATGAAGCCCAACCGATGACTGCCAAGGATGCTACGCGCTTGATAATCGCGGCCCTGAAAGGAGACAAGCCATGACCGACGACCTCCGCATCCAACTGCAAGAGCAGGCGCGGCAGGCTGCCTACTGGAAGGAGCGCGCCGAGTATTGGCGGGACCTATGGTCGAGGACCGCGAACCGTCTGATGCAGGTGGACCCCGCATTCAACGAGCCCAACCTGAGCGTGGCCGAGGAGCTGCGGAAACTGGAGCGCCGGTTGTCGAGCGACAACCCAGCCCGCGACTCCCGCCCGGAGTCAAACCCGTGGAAGAATGTGTGATGGCCGAGGGCCACTACCTGACCGAGGACAGCGATCCACGCATCGTCATCACGATGGACCAGCATGTCTTCGACGCGGTTAACATACACGCCCTCCTCGTTAACCGTCCCTTCTCAGATGTAGCCCGTGAGCTACTGCGCTGCGCCGTCGAAGACGGCAAACTCGACGAGTATTATCCACGGAGCAACCGATGATCCTGATCCCCGCCAAAATACAGGAACCCCAAAAATGAACCTCCTCATCCCAGCCTACAACCTCAACGCCAAACTCGCCACAAAATACGAAGCCCAAATCGCCGACGCTATCCACAGACATAGAGCCGAAGAACTCGAAGCACTCAAAATAGACCACGGACCACGGACCTTGACCGCTAACCCGCAACGCCGACAAGCACCGCGGGACATAGACGACGCCGCCCCGCGCACCCCGTCAGCGCGCCTAGGAAGGCCGTGGGCAGGCAGGGAAGGAATTCAGGCACCAACCCAGCCGAATGCCGGGGATGGGCCCCAGCGGGGCGCAGAGGGCAGCGCAGGGATGGGGGCCGACCCGGGGCCAGACCTCATCATCAAAGCAGCCTACGCACGATACCAACCCGGAGGGACAAACCCCACAGACGAACTCATCATGAAAATCCTGACAGCATACCCAACAGGACTCGCCATCGTCGATATCGCACACAAACTCTCCATCTCTAGACAAGCAACCAAAGGCGCACTCGATAGACTCACCCGAAAAGCCCTCGTCAAACCCATCCCAGTCAAGGAAATCCCATACTCACAACGACAGTCCTACGGCGCGTCACTCAAAGCAGTGTGGGTCGTCAGAAAGGATGGGGCGAGGTGAAAGGGGGGTGGGACGCGGATCACGGGACGCGGATCACGGGACGCGGTTCGCGGATCACGGCCCTGTATATATATGGAGCCAAACTCTAACGAGGTGAATGAAATGAAAATGACCGTAACCGATGTTTTTCCGTTAACCACCACTGTTTTTCCCTTTATATATATAGGGTTAGTAGTTTCACTAAGTAGCTAAGTGATGTTTTTGAAATATGTAACCGATGTATCCCCTCCCGAATGGGGCCGGGAAGGCCGGGGAAGGCCGTCCAAGGGGGCCGCGGGGCAAAAAACGAAAAGTGCCTTAAGGGGGTTCAAAAAAATTTTCGAGCCTCTCGGATTTTCCAGCCATATATACATAGAGCCTTTTGGAACCTTCCAGCCGTATGCGATAAGCGGGGACAAGACCATGAGCGATGAAGTCGAGAAGCAAGTGCAGCTTGCCTTGAAGATCCAGAAACGCGACTCAAGCGTTGCCTACCGGGCCAAAAGGCCCAAAGACATGCCGATGGCCCCTGTGACGAAGGCCCTGACCAGAAAGCAGGAGCTTTTCGTCAAGGAGATTGTGTCGAAGGACGGGCAGATCACGGCCCGACAGGCCGCGATCAACGCAGGCTTTGCCCCCGCCTCGGCGCACCAATCCGCCCACAGGATGATGAATCCTCGTCTGTATCCCAACATCGCCAAGAAGATTCGGGAATATCGGTCTGAGCTCGATGAGATGTATGGAATCACCTTCGAGCGGCACCTGCGCGACTTGCAGATCATCCGCGACGAGGCGCTGGCGAATGGAAAGTATTCTGCCGCCGTGCAGGCCGAGGTCCGGCGCGGCATGGCGCACGGGAACATCTACGTCAGCAAATCTGAAATCCGGCACGGCAGCATCGACTCGATGAGCAAGGAAGAAGTGCTGCGGGCCATTCAAGAACTGGGAGGATCGGTGATTGACGTCACGCCCAACGAAAACCCCGGAAAGCAAACTCTGGGCGTCCCTCCGGCAGGCACTATCGAAGATGCCGACGCAGTGGACGACGACGAGGATTGAGACTTGGGCCATGCCGGGCGTCCCGGACGTCCTGCTCTGTGACGAGGCGGGCCGGTTCCACTTTCTGGAACTCAAGACGACCGGCACGAGGGCGGTCGCGCTGAGTCCCCATCAGGTCGCATGGTTGACCCGGCACGGGCACGCGAGCGTTTGGGTTCTGGTCGAGAGGTCGGCGGGCAAGGATCGTCCGAGGTCGCTCTATCTTTTCCACGGCCGCGACGCGGTCGCCCTGAGGATGGACGGGGTCGACGCGGTCGAGCCTGTCGGCCTCTGGCAGTGGCCGCCGCCATGGGAAGATGTTTTGGCCTTGACCTGTCGCGGATGATCGCATACCTTCTGCGGGCCGCGATGGTGCGGCGGTGCTTTGGAGGACCTACCAATGGCCAACTACAACGGATGGCCGAACAAGGAAACGTGGCTCGTAAACCTGTGGCTGGGCGATTATTTCCAGCAGGAGATTGACGAAGGGCAGACCATTTGCGCCGCGCATATCAAGGATACGCTCAACAATATGCTGGCGGATTTGCCGCCGCAGTGGGGGCTGTTCTCTGACTTGATCAACTGTGCGCTGGGCGAGATCAACTGTTATGAGATCGCCGCGCATTATGCTCTGGCAGAGGACGCCGCCTAATGTTCTTCCTGATCGACTGGATCGGCCGCCTGCTATACGGCCGCGAAGTGTGGGACGATGTGTCCCGACGCCCCATGCCCAAGGCGCGGCGGGGTGGTTTTCGGAACGGCAACCGGAGGAGGTAAGAATGAACCAGCAAAGCCCGATTTACTGCCCGCCCATGCTCGACGAGCCGATGCGCCCGATTTTCAACCTCAACGGGTCGGCGCGGGCGCACTTGATCGAGGACCGAATCAGCGCCTTGGATGCGCTGCGCCTCTTGCAGGAGCGTCTCGGCATCTTGGTCCCCAACGGGCGCGACTATCCCGGACAGCCCGACACCTACCGGCGTGACTGCGCGGTCCACTTCGCACGACTGCACGCGGTGCGGCAGATCGAGCGGGCGCTAGAGGCCGAGGCGTCCGTCGTCGAGGCGGGCCGATAATTTCCGAAAAAACCGCTTGCACACTGTGCGAGGTTATGCGACAGAGGGGGCGGGGCAATCCCGCCCCTTCACTTTTGGAGCAAGTGACATGACCTACCAGACCAACGCTTTCGCTCACGGGATCGGCAACGGCGCGGTTTCCGCGCAATGGTGGAGCCGCCCGGCCGACGAAAAATTCCTGTCGTTGGATGCGATGCTGACGCACAAGAAAGCCGACGCGCGCCGCCTCGACAGCCGCATCGTCAACACCCACAAGATCAAGGTGGTCGGTGAGATCGACGAGGCCAACCCGACGACCGGCTCCGTCCTGATCGAATACACCGACGAGAACCGCGCCGAGAACATGACGGCCCCGACGCACTGGTCCTTCTCACAGGTCGCGACGCTGGCCGGTGCTCCGGCGGGCTACCTGCGCGACCTCCCGGCCCCTCTGGCCGCTGACTGCCTGCAATGGGGCCTGCGCTATAATCGCGGCAAAGAACTGGTGAAGCTCTACGACAGCGAAGCGGGGGCCGTGCCGGGCGAGTTGCGCGCCGCCACCGGCCCCGACTATGGCCGCATCCACGATTGGGAAATCATTGAGCCGATCAAGCGGCTTGTCGATGCCAGCGAAGGCCGCTGGAAAGTGCCGGGCATGATGGTTGGCAGCCGCAACGGCTTGGCCGTGTATGATCCCGAAATCCCGGTTAGCATGGAAACCACAACCCTTTTCGCCAGCGACCGCGACGTTTTCGTTTTCCTCGTCGATGATCGCAACCCGATCGAGATCGGGAAACTTGCAAACGGCGAGCCGGACCTTGTTTTCCGGGGCTTCTACGCTTGGAACAGTGAGACGGGCAGCAAAACCGCCGGAATTGCGGCAATGTATCTCCGCGGCGTCTGTATGAACCGCAACCTCTGGGGCGTGGAGAATTTTCAGGAAATCAAGATCCGGCATACAAAATTCGCCCCGGACCGCTTCGCGGCGGAAGCCCGCCCGGCGCTGCAATCCTTCGCGCAGGGTGCGACCGCAAAATTCCTCGACGGGGTGAAGGCGGCGCGGGACGCGATCATCGCCAAGGATGACGATGATCGGCTCGATTTCCTGACTAAGCGCGCCGGGCTTTCGCAGCGGATGGCGAAGGCCGCCGCCGCCCGGCACCTTGAAGAGGAAGGCCGCCCGGTCGCGTCAGTATGGGACGTCGCGCAGGCGATTACCGCCGTTGCGCGGGACGTCCCGCATCAGGACGACCGGGTGGAGCTGGAAAAGCGCGCCGGGGCGATGCTGGATAAGGTCGCATAAAATTACCGCTTGCCTTCGCGGCCGAGCGTATGCGATACACGGGGCGGGGCAATCCCGCCCCGCTTGCTTTAGGAGCCCTGCCAATGTCCGACTTCGACGTTACTCTGCCCTGCGATATCCTGCGCGCCGTCGCGCTTGCCGTATCGACCGAAGAGACGCGCTACTACCTGCAAGGCGTCTCGGTCGAGCCTGACGGCGCGACCCTGCACCTTGTCGCAACTGACGGGCACCGCCTGATGGTCGCGCGCGTGCCCGAAATCATCCCCGGCGAAAAATTTATCATCCCGGCCGAGATTATCGCCCGGGCTTTGAAGGGGCACAAGGCCCCCGGTATCGGTCTCGCCCGGCGCGGCGGTGCTTACACTCTTGGGGATATCCTCTTCCGCCCCGTCGATGGCAGCTTCCCCGACTGGTCCCGCGTCATGCCGGACATGGCCGAGCTTGGCACGCTGGCGCAATACGACCCCGCCTATCTTGAAGGCTTCCGCAAGGCGGCTGTCATGCTCGGCGACAAGCTCAGCAAGCCGCAGGTTCACCATTGCGGACACTCCCCCGCGCTTGTGACCTTTTACGGCCGGTCCGATATTTTCGGGCTCTGCATGCCATACCGAAACGCGGACAAGCGCGACCCGGCCGAGCTTAAATCGATGGTCGCGGATATGACGCGCAAGGCCAGCGCCGCCGCCCGCATGGCTGCCGAGTAGCGCGCCCCGCTCGAGCTTGCCGCGCGCCGCGCCCCGTCCGGTTCAGCCGGGCGGGGTTTTTCTTTGCCGCGCCCTTATTTATCGAGTGATAAACAACCTCCTCTTATTTATCGAGTGATAAACAACGGCAACCTCCGCCCCTGCTTTGCTGAAACCGGCCCCCGCGATCCGCGCCCCGAGGGCAGCGATCCGCGCCCCGTGAAACCCGCCCTCCGCGCCCCTTATTTTGTTGGAAATAACGCTTGCCCGATGCTGCGAAGATATGCGAGGGTGGGGGCGGGCAATCCCGCCCGCAGGAGACTCTACCAATGGCAAACGCAACACACGTTTATCACGGCATCCGGATCCCCGGCCGACGCTCCCGCTTTTCCGCGTGGTGGTGCGGGGATCCCCGCGCCCCGGGCGGATCACTCGCCTATATCGTCGACGGGGAACGGATCGACGCTAGCGGCCGGTCCTATCCGCTGCGCGCGGCCGAGATCGCGGCGCTCGAGCGCGGGCCTTGGTCCGCGCGTCAGGCGGCGGCCTTCAACGTCGGGGGCGCGGCATGAACCGGCTTGGATATTGGTCCGCGCTCGATCTTTCGTGCGCCGCCGCCCGTCGCCGCTACGCCGCCGCCGCCCGCAACCCGGGCGTTCGGCGCGCGGCCATCGCCGCCGCCCGCAGCTACATCGCGCAGGCGCGCGCCGCCCGCCTGCTCGAGCCCGCGCGCCCCGCCTGACGCGCCGCGATCCGCTGGCCTGCCCTCGCCCCGTCCGGTCCGCCGGGCGGGGCTTTCGCTTGCTGGATCCCGGCCAGCTGGATCCCGGTGCCGAGATCGAGCGCGCCGCGCCCAACCGGCAGTTGTGCCAGGATCTCGACCTGGCGCAACCGGCACGCGATCCGCGATCCGCGATCCGCCCCGCCCGGCGCGCGCCCCGCGCCGCCCGGCGCACGGGGCCCCGGCCGCAATAGAGGCTACCGGCGCGCAGCCGGTGACGGCGCGATGCGAGCCGCGCAGCGCGGCCGGGTGGCCGAGCGAACGGGCGCTTGGGCCATGTTCGTTACAAACAATCACGTTCCAAAATAAAAATGGTACCTAAATTCTACCAACGGTATGCGATCCGTCGTATGTTTCACGTGAAACGTGTACGAAGGGCTTCATGGGTCCCCTACCCCCGGGTATTGTATTTTTGTAAGCCAGCGTTTAGTCGTATATCTTAGCATACAGGAGGTATCCCGATGTCCGAGGGCCGTGACGAGAGACTTCTGAAACTTCAACTGAGGCTTGCGCAGTTGGAGCGTAGGGAGCGTTCTCAGGGTGATTTTCTGTCGTTTGTGAGGTCTGTTTGGCCTGAGTTCATTGCTGGCGAGCATCATCGTTTGATTGCGGAGAGGTTGGAGCGTGTAGCGAGGGGTGAGCTGAAGCGTTTGATTGTGAACATGGCCCCGCGGCACACGAAGAGTGAGTTTGCGAGTTACTTGTTTCCGGCTTGGATGATGGGTCGGAACCCGTCGATGAAGATCATTCAGGCGACGCACACGACGGAGTTGGCGGTAGGTTTTGGCCGGAAGGTCAAGAATTTGCTGGACCGGGATGATTACAAGGACGTGTTTGATGTGCGGTTGGCGGCGGACAGTAAGGCGAGTGGTCGGTGGGACACGGACCGTGGTGGGATGTATTATGCTGTTGGTGTTGGGTCGAACTTGGCGGGTCGTGGTGGTGACTTGGTGATCATCGATGACCCACATTCAGAACAGACTGCGATGAGCAGTTCTGGTTTTGAGGATGCTTGGGACTGGTACACGGGTGGACCTCGGCAGCGTTTGCAGCCGGGTGGTTCGATTATTGTGGTGATGACGCGGTGGAGTGAGAAGGATCTGACGGGTCAGTTGTTGAAGGCTCAGGCTCGTGATCCGCGGGCTGATGTTTGGGAGGTTTTGGAGTTACCTGCTATTTTGCCGAGTGGGCGGAGTTGCTGGCCTGAGTATTGGCCTGTTGGTGAGTTAGAGAAGGTTCGTGCGTCGATTCCGCCGAGCAAGTGGAATGCGCAGTATCAGCAGAATCCGACGGGTGAGGAGAATGCGATACTGAAGCGTGAGTGGTGGAAGATTTGGGAGGGATCGAAGGTCCCGGAGTTGCAGTATGTGATACAGAGTTATGACACGGCGTTTTCGAAGTCTGAGTTAGCGGATTATTCTGCGATCACGACGTGGGGTGTGTTTCAGGTGAACGAGGCTGGGATGCCGAGTTTGATGTTATTGGATGCGGAGAAGGGTCGGTGGGATTTCCCTGAGTTGAAGCGTGTGGCGTGGGAGAAGTACAAGTTTTGGGAGCCTGAGACGGTGATTGTGGAGGCGAAGGCGACGGGTACGCCGTTGACGCATGAGTTGAGGCAGATGGGGATACCTGTGGTGAATTTTACGCCGTCGCGTGGGAAGGACAAGATCAGCCGGGCGCACAGTATAGCGCCGTTGTTTGAGGCTGGGATGATTTGGGCTCCGGACGAGCAGTGGGCGCACGAGGTGATTGAGGAGTGTGCGGCATTTCCGAACGGGGAGCATGACGACTATGTGGACAGTATGACGCAGGCGTTGATGCGGTATCGTCAGGGGAATTTTGTTCAGTTGCCGACGGACGACTGGGGTCGGGAGGATGCGGGGCCTTCGCAGCGTGTTGTGTATTATGGGTAGGTTACTACGGCTAGAATGTGTGTCGGAAGTGGTGTAAGGTTTGTCAGTCTTGCTGTTGGCGGGGGTAGTCGATGATCGACCGTGGGCGTCTTGGTGCGGACTATGGCGTTGTCCGTTTGAGGAACGGTGGGGCGGCGTCGAGTAGTTCGCCTACTTTTGGAAGTTTGCGGGAGGCAGCGGAGGCTGGGTATCACGGCAAGTCTGTGAACATTGAGGGCAAGGGCGTTCAGAAGGTTTCGTTTGCGGACAGTTCTTATGACAGGAGCATGGCCCAGAAGAGTGCTGCGGCTTCGGGTGGTTCTGGAAGCAACGCCTCGTCTGGGGCGCGGAACGTCGTTTCGAGTGCCGCGAACACGGGTAGGGGCTTCATTGAGGCGGTGAAGTCAATTCCCAGTGGGATTGTTCGTGACGTCAGCATGGGTTTTTCCGCGAATCCTTTTGCCAACCGTGACGCTCAGCGTGAGAATCTTGCGGAGCGTGGTTACTCGCAGGCGGAGATTGACGACTACTTTGCGCGGACGGACGCGACGATGGAGCGGATGGCTGCGGAGAATGCGGGTCGCGGCATTGACCGGAGCGAGGTTGTGGCACCGGCGGCTTCGCAGGCTTCGCAGGCTTTGTCCGCGGAGGAGTTGGCGCGTGCGTTTGCCGAGGGCAAGGACCTGACGGGTCAGACGCAGCAGTCGCTTCAGCCGATGATTATGGAGTACTTGCGGGGTCGTGGCGTTACGAACTTTGCCGAGTATCTGCCGAAGATTTTCGAGGCGCTGCAACTGCCTGCGGCTCCGCCTGTCATGCCTGTGATTGGCACTGTGGGTCAGCAGCCTGTTCAGCCGCCTACGCCAGAGCCGCCTGTTCAGCCGCCGATCACGCAGTATCCTGCGTTCACGCCGATCCAGCCGGTTGGTGCGGCGGGTGCGTTCATGCCTTCGCCGATGCCGAGTGCCCCGCAGTTTGGGATGGCTCAGGGTCAGCAAGGGGCACTTCCGCCGCCGATGTTTGGGTTGCCCCCACTGGGTCAGCAGGATGATCCGTTTGGTCTTCGTCAGGGGTTTGTCTGATGCCTCCAAGAGAAATAGCGAAGTCTGGAGGGCAGGCTGGGCCGAAGTCCTCGTCTTCGGCTCCGGCGAAGTCCACGCCTACGAAACCCGCCGCATCTACCCCAGCGAAGGCCACCCCAGCGAAGGCCACCCCAGCGAAGGCCACCCCAGCGAAGGCCACCCCGGCCCCCTCTAGTGCTCGGGATGACCGGGCCCCGTCGACTCCGGCCAAGGCGACGCCTGCAAAGCCTGCGGCATCCACCCCCGCCAAGACCACCCCTGCAAAAACGACCACCCCTTCCGTGGCTCGGGATGACCGGGCCCCTGTCTCCGCACCTGTATCCCCTGCCCGTCCGACCGTTGTCACGCCGCCGATGCGTCCTGTTGGCAGCATTCAGGCAACGTCGCCATTTGCGGGGCCCGCGGACGTCGGCCCGGGGCCCGGCGGTGGCCGGGTTTCTTTGAGCCCGATTGGGACGGCGGAGGCGGCTGTTCCTGCGCTGGCGGTTGCGGCTCCTGTGATTATGAACGCTGCGCGGGCTGGGGTGACATCTCTTGCTCCGTCGGTTGCGGCGAACTTGCCGGCAGCGCCGTCCGTGGTTGGCGGAGCGGGGTCCGCGCTTCTTAATCTTTTAGGCGCTGGCGTTTTGGCGGGTCCGACTCTGTCGCCGACTCAAACGGCGCTCTCGGGCAATCCGATTCTCAACGCTTCTATCAGGGCATCGAACGCTGTGACGAGGGCCTTGGACCGTTTCAAGACGTCGACGTCTACGGATGCGGGTCCTGCTCCGAGTCTTGGGGATCTTGAGGCGGGCATTGGGTCGTTTACGCAGGCTCCGTCTGTGTCGTCGCCTGTTTCTGCGGGAAGGTTCGACGTTCCTGTGGGATCTCTTCCTGCGGCTCCCCCGGTCATCGACCTTGGAACGATCACTGTTCCTGCGCCGACGTTCACTACCACGCCCAAGCCCTCGACGATCAAGAACGCACAGGTTCCTTCGCCTGTCGTTGCTGGTAGGCCCAACGTTCCGGTGGGCAGTCTTCCTGCGGCTTCTCCTTCGCCTGTCGTTGCTGGTAGGCCCAACGTTCCGGTGGGTACCCTTCCCGCGGCTTCTCCTTCGCCTGTCGTTGCTGGTAGGCCCAACGTTCCGGTGGGCAGTCTTCCTGCGGCTTCTCCTTCGCCTGTCGTTGCTGGTAGGCCCGAGGTTCCGGTGGGTACCCTTCCCGCGGCGCCACGCCCGGGTACTATCGTCGTTACCCCGCCCATTTATGAGCCCGGAGCGCTGCCCGCGGCGCCTGCTCGTCAGCCTGTCCCTGTACCGCCGCCGCGTCCGACGCCGGTAAGGGAGCCTGTTCCAGTTCCTCCCCCTCGTCCGACGCCGGTAAGGGACCCTGTTCGTCAGCCTGTCCCCGTCCCTCCCCCGCGCCCGGTACCTGCGCCGACGCCGGAGGTTATTCCTGTTCCTCCCCCTCGTCCGACGCCCGTTCCGACGCCTACTCCTACGCCCGTTCCGACGCCTACTCCTACGCCTACTCCGACGCCGGTCGGTCCCACTCCGGTTGGTCCCACTCCGGTTGGTCCCACTCCGGTTGGTCCCACCCCGGTTGGTCCCACCCCGGTTGGTCCTACTCCGGTCGGCCCCACGCCGGTCGGTCCGACGCCTGTCGGCCCCACTCCGGTTGGTCCTACTCCTGTCGGGCCCGGCACTGCACCTCCGCCTGTGGCCTATGCCCCTGAGACGTATAACCCGTTCATGGCTCCCACACCCGGGATGATTGGTCTTCCCGACCTTTACGACATCGCGGCTCGCGGTTCGCAGTTCGCGCGCGGTGTTGGGTTCATGCCGACGCCTGTAATGGTGCCTCGTGTTCCGTATTTCTCGGAGGGCGGCGTTGCGTCTTTGTCGTCAATCGCGAGGGACATGTTCCGGCGGTGAAGCCTAGCCAGTTGAGAGCCTGTGTGTTAGGTTTGTCTGGCTTCTTGGAGAAGATCTGATGGCCATACCTCCCCGCAATACGCCTGTTTCCTTTGTCGAGCGTTCTCGGAGCCCTGAGTCGGAAGAGATGCGCGCCGACATGATGGCGGATCTTGAGATCGAGATGCCCGGAACGGCGGTGGACCTTGAGCGTCCGTTGCCTCCGGGCATTGAGATTGAGATGGAGGACGACGGTAGCGTGACCGTCGAGTTTGACGCTGACGAACGCGATGACGCGGCGGGGGCGGAGTTTTCGGCCAACTTGGCTGAATTTATGACCGATTCCGACCTTGGGGTGCTTGCGAACGACCTGATGGCGCAATTTGACGCGGCAAAGGGCAGTCGTGGGGACTGGGAGGAGGAATATTCCAAGGGTTTGGAGCTTCTGGGCTTCAAATACGAGGAGCGGACGCAGCCTTTCCGTGGTGCGACGGGTGTGACGCATCCGCTTTTGGCCGAGGCTGCGACACAATTTCAGGCACAGGCCTTCAACGAGCTTCTTCCGGCGGAGGGTCCGGTTCGGACGCAGGTTTTGGGGGATCGGACGCGGGAAAAAGAGGCCCAAGGGCGGCGCGTCAAGGACTTTATGAACTACTACCTGATGAACGAGATGGAGGAGTACACTCCGGAGTTCGATCAGTTGCTCTTCCACTTGCCTCTTGCTGGTAGTTCCTTCAAAAAAGTCTACTTTGACGAGAGTTTGGGGCGTCCTGTCTCGCGGTTCGTGCCTGCTGAGAACTTGGTTGTGCCGTATGACGCCTCGGATCTGGCCACGGCGCCGTTTGTGGCGCAGATGGTCCGTCTGCCGTGGAACGACGTCCGCAAGATGCAGGTTTCGGGCTTCTATTTGGACGTTCCTGTTCAGCCTGCGGCGGCTCGTGCGGACGACACGACCGAGATTGAGGACCTGATTAAGGGTCAGAGCCCGACGAACATCGACTATGACGTGACTTTGCTAGAATTTCACGTCGATTTGGACCTTCCGGGGTTCGAGGACCGTGGAGAGGATGACGAGGAGACTGGGATTCGGCTGCCGTACATTGTGACGGTGGTTGAGGATAGCGGGAAGGTTTTGGCGATACGTCGGAACTACCGCGAGGACGATCCGATGCGTCGGAAGATCCACTATTTCGTGCATTACAAGTTCCTGCCGGGTTTTGGTTTCTACGGTTTGGGCTTGATCCACACGATTGGTGGGTTGTCGCGGACGGCGACGGCGGCTTTGCGGCAGTTGATTGACGCTGGGACGCTGTCCAACCTTCCTGCGGGGTTCAAGATCCGCGGCCTACGGATCAGGGACGACGAGTCGCCGATCCAGCCGGGTGAATTTCGGGATGTAGACAGTCCGGGCGGGGCTATTCGGGACGGATTGATGCCGTTGCCGTTCAAGGAGCCGTCTGCGACGCTGATGAACCTGTTGGGTTTTGTGGTTCAGGCGGGTCAGCGGTTTGCGACGATTACGGACCTGAAGGTTGGCGACAGCAACGAGCAGGCGGCTGTTGGGACGACGATTGCGCTGTTGGAGCAGGGCACTCGGGTGATGAGTGCGATCCACAAGCGCCTGCACTACGCGATGCGTCAGGAGTTCAAGATTCTGGCGCGTGTGATGGCGGAAACGCTGCCTCCTGTGTATCCGTATTCGATTGCGGGTGCGGATCAGACGGTTATGGCGGCGGATTTTGACGACCGTGTGGACATTGTTCCTGTTTCTGACCCGAACATCTTCAGTCAGTCGCAACGGATTGCCTTGGCGCAGGCTCAGTTGCAGATGGCGATGCAGGCGCCGGACCTGCACGACGTGTACGAGGCGTTTTATCGGATGTACGACGCGCTTGGTGTGCGCGACGTCGACCGTTTGTTGAAGCCGAAGGACGAGGGTCAGCCGCAGCCGAAGGACCCTGCTCAGGAGAACATCGACGCGCTCAATCAGGTGCAGTTGATGGCGTTTGAGGGCCAGAACCACGACGCGCACATTATGGCGCATCTTGTTTTCGGGTCGTCGGCGCTTGTGGCGCAATCCATTCCTGTTGCGGTGTCGTTGCAGAAGCATGTCATGGAGCACGCCAAGTTCAAGGCGCAGGAGCGTGCGATGGCGGAGGCGATGCAGATGCTTGGCCCGCAGATGATGGGTCCGCAGGGTGCTCCGCAACTTAGCCCTGACATGATGGCGCAGATTGACGGGTTGGTTGCGCAATACATTGCCGAGGAGATGCAGAACCTGAAGGTTCTGACCGCCCAGATTGCTTCTACTGGGGAAGGCGAGGGCCCTGATCCGTTGGTTGCGCTCAAGCAGGAGGAGCTTGGCATTCGCCGGATGCAGGCCGAGGCGTCTATTCAGAAGGATCGCGCGGATCTGCAACTGGAGCGTCAGAAGCTGGACGAGCGGGCTCGCGAGTTCAACGCGAGGATGCGCCAAACCGAGGAATTGGCGCGTGAAAAGTTGCGTGCGGCCGCGGAACGTGAGACAATGCGCGCACAGATGCAACTCCGTGTAGCGGCGCAGCGTCCGCCTGCACTACCGAATAGGAGGCCGGTATGAAGGTCAAGTTTCAGGGCGCTCCGGCTGGTCCGGCGCCGAAGCCGAGCAAGGTTGCGGTGATTGAGCGGCAGGGGAGCATTCCCTATGCGTCGCTTGAGGACATGGCGACGCCGAACACGAGCCGCGGTTCGCGGACCGTGGGCAAGAAGCGTGGCATGGGTGCTGCCGAGCGCGGTGGCCGGTATGTGAGTGTGTGACCGTGGCGAAGAAAAAGGACAAGGTCGCCAAGGTCATGGGCGAGTTCAAGCGCGGGACGTTGCACGCGGGCCGCGATCCGAAGGGTCCGAAGAAGGCTCCTGTTGTGAAGAGTCGGGATCAGGCGATTGCGATTGCGCTGTCTCAGGCCGGAAAGTCGAGGCGTCGGGGCTGAGAATGGACGTTCTGAACGCGATCATGCAGTGGGTTGTTGCGCCTGTAGCTGGCTTTGTCTGGCTTTTGCACAGCCGCGTTCAGCAGCAGAGCACGGAAATTGCGGTTTTGAAGGCTGTTGTCGAGACGACGAAGCAGGCGCATGACCGCGAGTTCAAGGAGATCCGGGAGGGTTTCAAGGCCGTGTTTGCGAAGCTCGACAGTATAGAGCAGGCATTGAGGAAATGATGCCATGCTCGACCCAATCAGCGCGATAGCTCTTGCGAGCAGCGCCTACAATGCCCTCAAGAAAGGCATTGAGATTGGGCGGGAACTTCAGGACATGGGTGGCCAGCTTTCGCAGTGGGCCAGCGCGATTTCCGATCTGGAGTTTCACGAAAAGAAGGCTTCGGACCCTCCTTGGTACAAGGCGTTTGGGGGTAATGCGCAGGCGGAGGCCATGGAGGTCTTCGCGGCGAAGAAGCGGATTGAAGCGCAGCGCAATGAGTTGCGCACCTACATCCAGTACAGCTACGGGCAAAGCGGCTGGAACGAGTTCTTGAAGATGGAAGCGGACATCCGCAAGCGTCGTCAGGCTCACGAGCACCGTCAGGCCGAAGTTAAGGAGATGTTGGTAAGTGTACTTTTGATTTTCTTGATGGTATCTTCGATTGCTGGCATGATTGGCCTGATCGTCTTCCTGTACTATGCCAACAATGAGGGGTACTGATGAGACGCATGATCCGCGCCGCTTGGGGCCTAATCACCTATGGTCCGTTCGTTGCCTTGGCGTTTGCCGTATCTGTGTTCAGCTACATGGTCTATGTGGCTGGTGACGGATTCTACCGCTATCAGTGCCAAGATCCGGAGATGTGGTCGGATCCTCAGTGTATGCCTCCCGTGTGTGAGGCGTCTGGAACCTGTACTGATTACCTCATTGAGAGGGGAGGAGTGACAAATGAAGGTTGACGACTACGCCGATGCCTTGGAGGCCAAACTGCGCTTCTTTGTCGGCATCTGCCTTGCGCTGACGCTGACCGGCACGATCTTCGCTGTTCTCTACAGCCTGATCTTCGTGACCCAGCCGATGAATGGCAGCGCTCCGAACGACGAGAAGTTCTTCGAACTGATCCAGCCCATCGCGACGTTCCTCACCGGAACGCTGTCGGGCATCATGCTCGCCACACGTCGCGGGCAGGAAAAGGCGCCTGAACCCCCG